AGCGCATCGGGAATTGTCAGAGGTCTTGATATTAATTCTCGGTTGGAGTCATCCGACAGCCTCGCACCTTATCTGGCTGACCAGATCAGAATCGCCGCCAAATCAGATCCACGTATATCATACGTCATCTATAACGGGCGGATATGTTCAAAGATATTAAATTGGAAATGGCGTAAATACAGAGGCATTAATCCACACAAAAAGCACATTCATATCAGCTTTACAAAGTTAGGCGATAAAGATACCAAGCCGTTTGATATACCACTACTAGGAGGCAAAATATGAAAATAAGCAAGAAACAAAAAGCAATACTTAAATCCTACGCACGTGGCGTATTAGTATCATTCTTAACATTCTTAGCTAGTAATGAGCTAGGACTAGATCCAGTTATATCAGTGGTAGTGGCCGCACTTGCAGGCCCAGCGGCTAGGGCTTTAGATGCATCAGATTCCGTTTATGGCATCGGTGCAGATGAAGCATGAGCCCCAACGAATGGGTCGCATTAGCCGTTGGAGGATGCGCCTTATTAACAAGTTTATTAATGGCTCTACGATGGGTTATTAAGTCTTATTTAACAGAGCTTAAACCTAATAGTGGGTCTAGTTTGTATGATGCCATTTCTCGTATTGACGAAAAAAGCACCAGACTAGAGCAGCGTGTTGATGATCTATATTCTCTAATAGTTAAGAGACAATAAACACATGGCTGATACAAGACGTAAACGCAAGAAGATTAATAGGCGTGTGGTGCGTAAATCACCTGAGCCATTAACTAAATTAGAAGTGTTTTATATCGCCAAGCATGAAATGTTTAGAGCTGCACGTAAAGCTGGATTTACAGAAAGCGTTGCACTTTATTTAATGGATAGCCCATCCTCTATGCCCGACTGGGTAGTAGGCGAAGACGGCATTATCCCATCTATCCCCACTCCAGACGAGGAACAAGATTAAGCGCATAGCGTTTGTGTCTGACCTGCAAGTACCTTTTTTTAGTGAAGCTAGTGTTAAATCCGTAGGGCGTTTTTTAGGTAAATGGAAACCTCATCGGACTATTTGTATTGGTGATGAAATTGATTTACCACAATTGGGCGGTTTTAATGCAGGAACTATTGATGAAATGGTGGGCAACATCAATGATGATAGGACACAGACTCAGGAAGTATTAAGTTACTTAGGAGTAACAGACGTACTAGGAAGTAATCATGGAATTAGACTCTACAGATCAATCAAAAAAAGACTTCCCTCATTCCTCAATTTACCCGAAATGCAGTATGAGCGTTTTATGGGATATGATAAATTGCAGATTAAATTCCACCCTTACGGACTTGACTGGGCGCCAGGATGGACAGCCGTTCACGGTGACTCTTTCCCTCTTAGCCAAATTCCTGGACAAACGGCCTTAAATGGGGCTAGAAGGCTAGGAAAAAGCGTAGTGTGTGGGCATACCCATAGATTAGGCTCTGCGGCCTTTACAGAGGCTTCTAGAGGCCAATTAGGGCGTACTGTATGGGGCTATGAAGTCGGCAATTTGGTCGATCTAAGTAGTTCAGGCATGGCGTATACTAAAGGTTATGCAAACTGGCAGCAAGGCTTTGCTGTTGCCTACGTTTACGAGCGTAAAGTATCGGTCATTACAGTACCGATTAACTCAGACGGTAGCTTCATTTTTGAGGGTAAACTGTACAAATAACGTTATCAAATCGTTATCAAAAATAGTTAACAAATCATCCACAAAGTCGTACACACGTGCGACACTATTGCTATGCCACAAAGCGTGGTACAGAAAGTAGGGCTATATGAAGATCGAGTTACAAATTAACGCTACAGATTTTGAGCGTTTATGGGTCAATTCTATGCAGTGGCGTGGTCAAGATTGGGAAAAGCAGGCAGATCGCTTTGATCCTATGCCAGTATTTACTTGGAAATTTGCATACTGGTTTGATGATTATGCATCACTAAAAATTGCACAGGCATTTTTAAATGGTATTGGTGGCATACGTGGTTTATCAGAAGCTCACAGTGATGATGCTGGTGGCTGGGTATTGCTAACTAATTATGTAAGTCCATGCTGGCTACAAAATCAGCAAGTGGCGGTGAACGCATGATAGAGACAACAGCGCCATGGTTAGTGCTTTATAGCGTACTGGGTTATTTAATTGCTTGGGGCGTTTATGAAACAATTAAAGATAATGCATTCCAGTCAGGTTATTGGAAAGGCCGCAAAGACGGCTATGACATGCACAGACGTATAAGCGATAGCAAAACTAATGCCGACAACAACTGAGGCGTTCTTTGCAACCGCAACTAAACTCATCCACGAGCGCGGCACAGTTTACGGACATCCATTACACAACATGGAGCGGATTTCAAAGCTTGTCAGTTCGTATATTGATTACCCACTCATGCCACACGACATATGTATTATCAATATCTTACAGAAGATCAGTCGTCTGCAAGAATCACCTGGTCACCTCGACAGTCTTATCGACATTGCTGCATACACCGCACTTTACAAAACGGTCTACGATGCAGAGATCGACAACTCAGATGATTGGAAAGACTAATGGCATTTAACTTAGATGATTACACCACGGTGCAAGAAAGATCAAATATATTCTGGGAAAGGTATCCAAATGGAGCAGTACGAACGAGAATTATCTCGGAGTCAGACACTAGAGTCATTGTTGTTTGTGAATTATTTAGGGACAACTCTGACGAAAAACCATTCGCAACAGGTGAGGCGAAAGAAGTCATATCGGATCGTGGTGTTAATCGTGACTTTGCACTTGAAAATTGTGCGACTTCGGCTCGAGGCGTTGCTTTTAAAGTGGCTAATATCGGTACTGAAAAGAATGGACCTAGTAGAGAAGAGATGGTTAGAGTCAAAGAAAAACAAGCTGTAGTACAAAGCTTCTCAGTAGATCGCACAGAGCCATTACCTATCAGTAATGAGGACTGGGTTAAAGCTGCAACAGTGACACCACCCAAAGCACCACCAGCTTGTTGCGCCAAAGGTAATAATTTAGTAACAGGTGTGTCGAAGACTAACGGAAAGCCGTATTACGGTTACTTGTGTTTAGATCGCATTAAAGAACATGCAATTTGGGCCAAGCAAGATTCTACTGGCGCTTGGTTCTTTCCACAAGGAAAGGAGGAATAATGGGATTCATCGAAGTAAGAAACGGTTCAGGCTTTACATTACGAATGGAAAACGATAAAGAAAGCCTAAACCTAAGTACCGATAGATGTGTCTCGTGTAATGATGACAGGTTATTACATGATGGACAGTATTTGGTATGTACTCAGTGTCATTGCAGACAATAAGGAAGGGGATTTTATCACATGTACACAAAGTTTAAGTGTAATGGCTGTGATCGTAAAACCGAGTTCTTATGGCTTGAGCAGTTAGATACGCCCGATGGATTTAAGGCTTATCAGTGCATGAGTTGCGGTTGCGTGGGAGTAAAAAACATCGCAGAAGCATTACATATACCCGACAGTAACATAGATCGATGTGCGCAGTGTGGTGGCTGGCAATTCTTAGGTACTCGCTGCCACACTTGTGCATTGATAGGGGCTAAGTAATGCCTACCTATGAATACAGCTGTGCGGAATGTGGCACCTATGGATCTACTAGCAGTTCTTATTTAGATAATCTACCTATTATGGAATGCCCGAAATGCATGACCATTATGAATCGCATTTACTCAGCACCAGGCATTGTGTTTAAGGGTAATGGTTGGGGTAGTAAGCCATGAGTGATGGTGGTTACGATGAAACTTGGATGGAGCTAGATGATTTTAAAATTTGCACATTGGTCGAAATCCTTGCGTGATTTGACATGCCATGCTACCCTAAAGAAGCGTTCGATCTTAAATCGAAAAGCTGAGTCGCCAGGGGCTAGACTCGGAAGGCGCAGAGTTTGGGCGACCTTTATGCTAATTGCATTTATCAGTTGCTTTTTAAAAGATTATTCCGTTGCATTAGATAAAACAAACCATTACCGTCAATGGGCATTTATACAGCTTAATGATATAGATCAGTTCTACTGCTTAGATGAGTTAAACTACAAAGAATCTAGATGGAATCCTAAAGCTAAGAACGGTAGTCATTACGGTATACCACAAGGTAGATCTAAATACTTAGCAAGAGTAGATGGTTATAAACAAATAGAATGGCAATTAAAATACATAGAGGCACGCTATATTAATCCTTGTAATGCACTAGCACATCATAAGATAAAGGGTTGGTATTGAACAAGAAGGCTGAGATAGGTAGCAAGAAGTGGAAAGATTTAAGATTATCCGTGTTAGCTCGTGATGGCTATATTTGTTATCTATGCTCAGGCGATGCCGATCAAGTAGACCACATATTCCCACGTTCTAAAGGCGGTAGCACCTTCGATCAGTTTAACTGTGCTGCAATCTGTAGGCGCTGTAACCTGGCTAAAGGGGGTCGTTTTTTTAATAAGCCTGCTACCCCCCCTGTCTTTCCAGACTCTTCTCTCCCTGAGACAGTCCGAACAGTGCCAGACTCACCATTTATTAAACCTGATACGCTTGACTTCGATGCAAAATGATACGGAAATAAAACAGACCTTACGAGGGGTCGGGCTAATTGGCAGCACTGAGCCTAGGATTCACACGCCTTTACTTAAAGGAATATCTAAAGCACAAGAAGTAGCCGATCTAGCTGAGAAAATATCTTTGCCTTTGATTCCCTGGCAGCGCTGGGTGCTTGAAGATCTTTTATCTATAGACGATGAGCAAAACTGGCGCAAGAAAACAGCTTTAA